AGTGCGCTGGGTGATACCAAGCACCATGTTCAGGCGACGCTCAAGATCCTCGTAGGACTTGAACTGGTCCTTGTTAGTGAACGCTTCCAGAGAGTGCTCGGACTTCCAGATGCCTTCCAGTTCAGTATCATCAGCACTCAGAGCAGAGACACTATCGAACTCGGAACTATCGTAGTTCCAGTAACCTGCAACCTTCTTGATCTTCAGTTTGAAGTTAGCACCTTCCCAAAGATCAAAGACATTCACGGGGTCTTCATCTTGAAACTCAGGTTGCATCGCAGCAAGGATCTTGTCATGGATCTTCTTGCCATACTTGTAGAGGAACACACGACCCTCGTTCTCAGGGTTCTTAGGATCCTTCACGACATAGATGTTGCTGTAATACTGGAGCTTACGCTTCTGCTTACGAGCAGTCTCTTTGTCTTCATCACTACCGCTGTTCCAGAGACGGCGGTTGACTTCACCAACGGGATCCTTCTCGTTGAGAGTGGTCAGAGAGTTTTCGATGTACCAACCGCCAGGACCTTGGAAGGCGTGGGAATACACCTTCGCCCAGGGGATGGTCTCACCATCAGGGGCGGGGAGGAAACGGATAACAGCATACCCGTTGCCAGAAGCGTCAACCTCTGGTTTCCAGAAACGATCATCAGTATTCTTACCACTGGATGACTTTTCAAGTTCCTTCTGGAGGAAGTCGAAATTGTTCTGGGATTTACGCTTCAGATCTGCAAAAGACATTGGATTACCTCGGATTAGTTTGGATTTGGTTTGTGTGATGCCCTATCACTCAGTCATTATAACAGGCACAGCGTCGGGCGTCAATCCGCTGTGCCACTTTGCAGTTTGTCCTTCATGAACTGGACTTTCTGCAGCAGTTCGTCGAACATCTCTTCGACTGTGGTGCCTGGGGTGGCACCAAGCATAATAATACCCTGCTTCATGGTCTCTAGGACAGAGACTGCTTCAGGATCGTCACTCAACTTAATACGGAAGTAAAAAGTTTTCTGCTTTTCAATCAACAGTTCAAGTTTTTCAAAGTAATCTAGCTTCCTCTCGTCATCGAGAAGAACAAAATTCATAGCAGATCTAAAACAAAACTGTTGAAGATCCATCATCTCTTGGATGTCACCGCGAATGATATCTGATTGAAAGAAACTCATACTTCTTTATCCTTATACTTATAAAACTTCTTTAGATCATACCCAAATTTATTTGGATGCATGACTGGTTCTTTTCCTTTGATATTATTATACAAAATTTTCATAATGTCAAAGTAATACCAGTGGTGTGGAGCAAGATATTGTGGAGATGCACAGACATATATGTAATCAAACTTATAGGTATCAAATTTTAGTTGTTCTTTTAAAAAAGAATTATAATTCCAGTTCATTTGAACTACATTGTTATCCAAAGGTGTAGAGTTTTTATTTCCAACCCAAGTATAACTGGAAAGATTTTTATTCTTCACCAACCATAGCACCCAATCAGCCTGAGAAACAATATCATATTCAATAACTTCTTTATATTGTTCGTCAACATAACATATGTCATGGTGTTGATCAATATTGACAATGTTTATGTGCTCATCTACATCTTGCAAGTCATAAAGAATACTATCATGCTCATACCCAAAGGCAACTTTGTTACACTCAGGAAGTGCTTTTGTATACACATCAAGAATATACAACCAGTTGTCTATGTTTATTTTGAAATGATCTTCATCATAATAGGTATTGCTATAGAACTCTCCCCATCTTTTATTAGTAAAGTCATTACTATAAACACTGTCTACAAGTCTTGAATACTTGTCAGTTATATAATCCAAGTCAATAGTGAGGACGTTCATACAAGCATAAGTTTTGCACGACTAGTCTTCTTCATGAAGTTGAGTTGCTGTGCCTCATGACGGAGTTTTTCCTTCAGAGGTTTGCTAATCAATTTGTTCACACTATCTAGTTCAATTTCATTCAACTCACAGTAGTGGATAACCGAATCAATATAATTCATATCAGGATTGTGCAATGCAATCTTCTCCACTTCCTGCGAGAACCTCGCAGCGGTCATAAACTTATCCTCTAATAATTGTTTTTTCTCCATATCGTTCCTGGTATTCGTCGATGTAACTCATTAATTTCATAAAGAATTCTTTCTTAGGTGGAAGCACCTTGACTTGAGTCTCTCCGTTTTCACAAGCAACGATAGTCACGAGTTGCTTAACACTCAACCCGTAATTTTCTTGAAGCATACATGCGTATGCAGTTTCCTGAACGAAGTAGTCATAAAGATATTTTTCACGCTTGGGTTCTGCTGCTGTCTTAAAATCAATGATAGACAGCACTCCATCGAACTCAGCGATACAATCTACACGCCCTGCTAACTCCAAATGTTTGGAGTAGAGTGCTGCTTCCTGTAAGTAAATATTATTTATGTGGTCTAAAATATCCCTAGAATGCTGGAACATTAGAACAGGAAGCGGGAACTTACTATACTTCTTTAGGTCAAGATTGTTATTGAAGTAATCTTCAACGATAGAGTGATACTTTGTTCCTCTACTAGTAGAACGATTGGAGATAGCATTTGCTTTCTCTTCACCAACACGGGCTCGCCACCTGGCGATGCCCTTCATCTTTTCTTTGTTGTTGCTAATCACAGTGGTGACAGATGGAAACTTATCTCCTGTTGGTGTTAGATAAAGACGCTTGCCATCCACCATTTCAGCAGACATTTCAATAGGATCTAGTCCCACATGATTAAACAACTTCATAGACCCAGATTGATTTTGTTGATGATATAAGATTTGACAAGACCAGAACGAACGATGTCCTCAATACCAAATTCAACCAGCGAGAACTCATCCATGTTCTGTAGGATGCGTTGGAAGTCCAGGATACCTGAACGCTCACTGATCTTTTGTAGGTCAGTCTGAGCAGCATCACCACAGAAGATGATCTTGCTGTCCTGTCCAACACGAGTGATAATACTATCCAGTTCGTGGAAGTTCAAGTTCTGACACTCGTCAATGATAACAATACAATTATCAAGAGTGGTGCCACGAATGAAACTGGTAGACCAGAACGAGATAGTTTCTTGTGCCTTGAGATTATCATAGAGCATCTCAAAACTATTGTCATCAGGCATCTCAAACATGGACTGAACCATGTTCTTGTATGGTATCTGATAGAGAGAAGACTTATCTTCATGGTCGCCAGGAAGGAAACCAATCTCCCGAGTAGCAACCAGGGAGCGAACGATATAAACTTTCTCGTAAGGAGTATACTCATTGAGTACATCCTTTAGTGCCTTATAGAGAGCAACAAACGTCTTACCAGTTCCTGCTACACCATAGGCATAGATCATCTGTCCCTTGTCCCACTCATCAAACATGATCTGTTGATTATGAGTGAGAGGTTCGATGGGAATCATGTATGCCTCATCGATAGGCTTGCGGCGCTTCTTTTGTTTCGCAGTCATACCTTGTCCAGGTGCTTTTGTAGTCTTCTTTCTTGGTGGCATAAGTTTAACGATACTTGTCGGTAATAGTTCTGTTGTTTTTGACCTTTGCTTGAGGAACAATCTTGTTCTTCATAATGTCTGTCCATCCAGGATGAGTTTTGCTCATCTTGTCTCTCCAGTCACCAACCTCTCCAGAGGAAGGACAAGTAGATGGATCACTCCAATCTCTAGTCCAGTCTGGATTGTCAATCTTCCACTGATCCCATTCATGGACGCTAAGCACAACGTCCTTCTGTTCACCAGTCTTTGTATTTACTACAGGGTATGTTGCCATCAGTTCCACTCCAATGCTTCAGCACAAATAGGAAATTGTTCAGCGAAGATTTCTTTACACTGAGCAGCAATGTCCATGTGTTCTTTCTGGGTTCCATGAGCACTGCGTAGATCTATATAGTGCATCCAAGAACGCACAGATCCTGACATGTAGATACGGGTGGGAGTTGCCAGAGGAAGAACAAAGCGAGCACACTCCTTAGCAATACCCATCTCTAGCATGTGCTTGTAGATGTCCATACCACTCTGGAAGTGTCTCTTGATACTGATCTCAAGTTCTTGTTGAACGAAAGGATCAACATCATCAATACTATTCTGGCGGTTCTTAGTATCCTGACGGCGAAGATCAAACAGAGGGATCTCATCTGCCAGCATAGAACTGTCAGCATACCGCTGAGAAAACTCTTGAAATGTGAACGAACGATGACGCAAAATTTGAGCTGCGATACCACGATTCGTTTCAATCTCAAGAGTCATGAATGCTTGCTCAAACACAGACCAGTGATTGTGCTTGATGCAATACTTCAGGAGACCAGCGACGTTAGGATTCTCCTGATTGTTCGGGTTCGAGACTCTCGCCACGTACCCCATCGTCTTCTCCGCTTCGGGAGTCACTTGCACTAGGCGTACTGACCCATGTTGTTGCTTCATTCTTAAATCCTTTACTCAATCGTTCACGTTTTGCTGCAAGATCTTTCTTGGCAGTATGAAGTGCTTTCTTCATGTACCAGATCTCTTCATCAGTATACAGCATCGGATTCTTTTCCGCAAGCTTGATTGCTTTCTTTGCTGCTTTGATTGTGTCCTTGTATCTCATTAAAGATTTACCTCCTGTAAGTATTGGAGGAATGCCTCTTCAGCACCCTCTGTAGTTTGATTGCCTTGGGATACCCAATCGTGGCAGAACTCGTACAGGTGCTTGGTAGTTTTCAATTTGAAATACTTTTTCAACTTGAGGAATACTTCTGCGCGAAGAACCATTCGTTCCTCACTGTATCTCCAGTCAGTCTGGGTATCCATCATCGTCTCCATCATTATAATTGAATCCAAATTGCGGACCACCTTGCTGCAATTGAATCTTGTAAGCATCGGTGTCAGAATAAACCTCACTCTCTAGCGCATCTACCAGAGACTTGAGGTTCTTGACGATGAGTTTTAGTCTCTCTTTATCCATGTATTTATTCTAACATGTGTCAGGATTATAGCATAAAAAAAGGAGGGGATCAACCCCTCCTGTTACTTGGTTCTACTTTTAGTAGTCCCTCGAAGTATTCGTGTAAGTGCATCCGATAGCAGGACCAGTATGTTACTCCTCTATATTTGAGTTGATAACAACTGGGTGGTCTGCTATCACTATCCATATCTTTTGAATGATATCGATAGTTCTCCATATCACTTGTTATAAGTGTGACCTCTGTAGCAGAAAGTACCATGTACTTCCTCAGCACCTTGCTGGCACTCATAGCGGACACCACGGTAAGAGGTGACAGCAATCTGAGCATCGTGAAGAGCTGCTTGCTTCTTGATCTGATTACGGATAAGATTTAGGGTGTTCATGAGTTTGTCTCCTGAAAGAGTAGGGTGATTAATCCCCGTTCCTTCAGTCGTTTGCGTCCTGTGCTTCAAAACATTGAGGGTCTGTATGTTCCATCCAATGGATGAGAATATCAGCCTTCTCAAAAGGAGTGAAAAGAGTTGTCTCTTCCAGTCCTTCTCTCAACCAATTGAAGTCTTCACAGCGAAGATAATTCTCCACTGGGACATGACTAAAAAAGATGAGTGCTAATGAAAGCATAGGATGAACGCTCCGTTCCGCGACTTACTTGCGTCCCGCCCGAGAGCGGGATGAACGTATGGTTATTATACCATACTATGTATGCTTTGACAACTGTGTCGGTTGATACTATTTTGACTTCTTTTTCCTGGGATCTTGCCACAGCTTAGGATTAGTCCTACCTTCTGTTTGTCTCATGCTAATTACATTGCGATATTTATCCCAATAGTAATCAAAAATATCAACTCTCTTACTAGCAACTGCGATGTCATATACAACGCCTTTGCCATCATCAAACTCTATTAGATAAGCAGTATGTGGTAGAGATCTATCTTGTGCTAGTTCTGGATCACAATTTGCATGAATAATATTAACTCCCTTCGCCATATCAAGACCTACCACCCCATTGGATAGAAGGGAATGCCTCCTCCACACACTGTTTGGTGATCTTCCAACGCTTACCAAGTTTCTTATCCTTCACCAGACATAGAACCTCTGCTTCGCCCTTGTGGAGACCCTCTAGCAGTTGAATGAAGAGGGTTTCACGGCGGTTCTGAGAGATGTTTGCACCACCCTTGAAGAAGAGATAGAGCTTACGATACTCATGAACAAGTTTCGTGTGCTCTGTCTCTTCTGGCGCTTCATTTGGAGTGTAAGGAACGTCACCTTCTGGAAGCATTGATACAATACTCTCGTCAAAGTTAGCAATCAGAATTTGTCTGAGTGCTGGGGTATTATATTCCTGCAGAAGTTTAATCTTTTGTGCTTTTGTCTTAGCGTTGCTTACTTTTTGCAGCACTTCATTGAGTAATAATTTCATGACCTAATTGGTTGCGTAAGTATATTTATTCGTCGTCATATTCATCTTCATCGACGAAACGAACTGACAATAGTTCTTCATTAATCCATTGACCTTCGCCATCTAACATCTCTGGATGGATGTTTTCTTCCTGTGCTTTACCATACATAAACTCGTGGAGTTTTTCATTCGCTGTCCAACCAGCAATCACACCAACGCAGAGAAAAATAAACGAAACTGTTGCTGAAAAATACAGGACTGTTGCTTGTGCCATTGTTCAACTCCGAACTAACTTTGTTTCTTGTCCCACCAAAGTTCTAAGTTGAAGTAGACTCTTCGCTTTAGCAGGGTAAAAAATTTGGTGATAGCGAAACCTTTTCCTTTGGGAGCAGGTTCCTCTTCTGCTTCCTTCTTCTTCGCCCCCCTAAGCATGAGCTCTATGCCTCTATTTATTTTAAAATCTTTCATTTTTTTGGTGCGGATACTAATCCAAGATTCATTAAAAATTTAGCAGTCTCTACGAGTCCTCCTATAGATTCACCATCAATAACTACATGGGGGAATCCAACTACTTCTGGAAAGTCTTCAGTGAAAGCACTCATAGAAAAATCATTTGCAGTATTTCCAACTACAATTTTTTTATAATCTACTTTTGCTCTACCAAATAATTCTTCAAGGTAAGTACAATATTTACATCCCCTAGTAGTATAAGCAATAATTTCCATAAAAAAGAGGGTCTCTCGACCCCCAGTATATCACAGAGCGTTGCCTCTTGGCAATACTTCTTCAGGAAATACAAAGTTTTCATGTGGTTGATCCACTGGTGCCATCCAAGCACGTAGACCTTCATTC